TGGGAGCGCGATCGTCCGGACATCATGCGCTGGTCGGCAGTATTATGATGTGCACCTTGGCTGGCACTAGCGCCCTGATCAGCAGCCCTCTTAAACTCTTCGCCGATGCGTTCGATAAACCAAAGGCGCTGCCAGATGGGCAGCGAATAGGCATCACGGTAACCGAAGCCCATGTAGTACATCAGGATGAAGATGTGTTGGAGGAAAATCTCTTTGTCAGTCGGCGTCAGGCCAAAAAAACGAAGCGCCCATTGGGAGCCGTACCTCCGATGACTCCATGCAGTGTACGCAATCCATCCACTGCTTCATCTCGATGCCGGGCTCATGAGCATCGATGTGCTTGCGCAGCGCCAGAGAATCTCTGGCCGGCATGTTGCCCACAAACATGTTTATCTTATTGCGGTCCTTGATGCCGTCAACTGCCACGATTTGGTGCTGCAGCCTGCTAGTGATAAGATTGTCTAGGTGCGTACCCATCTTCTTGCGACGGTCTTGGGTCACCGAAATGTCCGTCTCATCCTGACCGGTCAGAAAGCGAAAATGGACCTTCTTCTTAGTGAACGGCAGCTTGAATTCGAACAAATTGGTGCCGTCGGCGACGGGGCTGATATCCAGACGCTTGATCGGCAGCTCCGTCAGTTGAAAATCCTGCTTCGATCTTTCACCACAATCCGGGCAGTCTACTTCTGCAGAATACTGTGAACCGTAACCGGTCACTCGCAGAGCGGTCATGATGGCATTCCTGTCGCCCACCAGCATCTCATTGACGTCGATGGACTTGTCCATCAAACAAGACTTGATGAGTTCCGTGATGACCGTGCCTTTCTTGATCAGGGCCCGGGACGTAAGAATATCCTCTTCGCGCGCAGTCATCGCTTTGATATCCAAAGTCTCTAGCCCGTACAATGGGCTATCGGCTGGGTATACAATGCCGTTCGACGGCAGAGGCACAGCCTCCACGGGGACTTCAAGACCGAAGTCGTCGGCCATTATATTTCTGGTTTGAAAGCCGGCCTGTTTCGCCTGGTCAGCTGTGAATACTTCGTTACCTTCTCTGGTTTCTTTGCTCACTGTTAACTTGCTCCTATGCTAAATGATATTCGACGCAGTGCTTCGTGTTAACACGCTGCGGGTTTTGTTTGTCACAGAAGTTAGGTATGTTAAAGAAGCCGCCAGTGGCGGTTGGCCACTGGCGGCTTCAGGCAGATTCTAAAATAATAGCTTAGCTGTTAGAAGAATTCCCTAGGAGCCTGCGCTCGCGGCGAATCAGCCGGCGCAGCTGGGCTTCGTTCAGTCGCACAACGCGGGGACCTCGACGGCGTAACAGCCTCGCCTTCTCCTCACGGATGATCTGCTTCAGTTGCCTCTTGGATACTTTCATTATTGCTTTCCGTGGGTTAGTATTGCAGCACGCAGTTGTCGAACCGAATCGTCAACGAGATGTCGGCTGGATCTGAAGAACCATAGTCCATGTCACCAATATTCGCATTTGTCAGGAATGCACCCTTGATGTCCCAGAGCTCAACGACCGTACCGACCGGATCCAACATCTTTAGTTGACAATCGCGCTTGTAGAAGTCAGCATAACCGGCTCGACCGGAGACAGACTCAAAGTGAGTGCGGACCCACTCCATCACCTGCTGTGCACCAGAAGGAGCAATAGGATCGTGGAGAGTGACAGTGATCGCGTCAAACTTGGTCTTGCCGGCGAGCCAGCGGGTGGAATTCATGAAGGGTATCTCTTGCTCCTCGATGGTCACGGTCGGCCGAGCGGCCGTCTTAATGAGGAAAGCATCGATGCCTTCGACTGCAAAAACCCAACGGAACTTGCGCTTAGGCTCGAACTTGTTAGGTAGCATGTCAGTGACTGGAAGTGTTTCTGCCATTTTTTCTCTCTGCTCCTTAGGTTGCGCATATAACTATGCAGCAACCCGGGTTATACCCCCGCTCCAGCGTTCGTCACTGTGAAGTCCAAACTGATAAACTCCACAGAACGAGTCGGTTGCAAGAAGATCTTGCCACGGATCGTATTGTTCTCCACATCCACCTGCGTAGTGGTGGACGTGTCGATCTGGACCTTGAATCTGTCAAGGCCCTGTTGCTGCTGTATCTGGGTAAGAATCGGAGTCACAGCAGAACTAAATCTTGCTAATGTGTCCTCTCGATTGGGCTCGAAGAGCAGCGCATTGGCGACTCCACGAACCTTTCGACGAACATCGATCAGCAGACGACGAACATTGACTCTATCGAGCGCACTCTGTGCAGCTTGCAGCGTCTTCTGCCCGAAGATCACGACTCCTGGGGAGTGTGCAAAGGCAGTGATGGGGTTGATGTCGACTGTGTACAGATCGTCCAGATTGTTCCTATTCAGTTTGACCTGCGACTCAATCACTGACTTGAGCGCACCGCGCGTGAAGCCGGCGGGAGCAAACCAAGGGTGTGCCACTCTATCGTTGAGAGAGAAGGCTCCCAAGACGCCCACTGACGGCGGACACTGCACGTTGGTCTTGGTAGTTGGATCCGTGATGATCACATCCGGGAAGTAAGCTGCAGCAAACGATGAATCTAGAGAGCGAGCTCCCACCCGGTTGACCGTGTTAGCTACGTTGATTTTTTGGACCGAAGAGGTGACGAAAGCATCGATAGTATCCTTCTCTTCGATGTCCATCACAAACAATGCATCAAAGCGCCTCTCAGTCGCATCGATGGCATAATCGGTGATCGCTGGCACCCTAAGGCCTGGTATAGACAACAGTTGGATGTCAACGTCAGCTTTTTCTTCGATGACATCTATGGCTTTGCGGATAGAAGCGACTGTTGCAGAGTTGACGCTAGACTCGTTGGTGTCTGCCATCTCGCGACGACACGCTACATCGTTCATTTTGAACTTGTCTTCGTTGAAGATATTCAAGCCGTCGAATCCACCCTGCAGCGGGAACGTGAACTTCAAGTACTTGCGCGTGGGCAGATCGGCAAAGTCTTTGGAAGGATCCAAGAACCTGGAGCCTACCCCTGCAGTACCATCTCTATTGATCATGGTTCCCACCTGGACTCCATTACGTCGATAGGCTGCCACTTGCCATTGCATGGGATCAGGCGTATCTGTCGAGCTTGTTAAGACTTCGATGCGCTCGAGCGTAAAGAGATTGTTGTTGAATCTATCAACGTCCAATATGCACCCCGCGAGGTCTGGTGTACCGGCATTATTATCGACGATAGGATTCTGCTCGCTTGTGTGCCAATCGGGAAAGTACGTCGTGAAACTGACTATTGTCTGGTCTAACAATTGCCCCTTGTTGGGCTGATTGAGATTATCCTTCTTCTCGAACTGCACGCCCCAAGTCAATGCTGACTCAGCACGCTTCTTGGGACTCAGGCCGACGCCGATGCTCTCTCTAAACGGAACAGGAAGCTGTACAACTCGGGAAATCTCATCAGGCGTGATGCCTACCCTATTAGAAGCAGACATGGCGACCAAACCGCCGGTCGAACCACCAAAAGTGCCTGTCAGTATGGGTTGTGTACTTGAGCCGTTAGTCGCAGTACCAGAAGTCACCAAATGCGGCAACCCCCTGAATCCCGTCGGCAGCGCAGTCGGATCATGGCGTCGGTTGCGTAGATCTGCAGACTCTTCGAGTCTGACATATTGAGAGTTGTTAGGATACTTGCCCTCAACGACCAACTTTTGGGCACCGGCCCGCTTATCAAAATCGTAAAACGAATTCAAGTCTCCGATCACTCTACCCACATAACGATCCGAAGCCAGATTCAAGCTGAGCCCGCGGAAAGACTCTAAGACTATCGGGTTTAGGTCAGAGTCATCGAACTTACGAACTAGGAGGTCGAACTGTCCGTACTTATCGAACTCGTTGGTCGATGCTTGCACGTTTTCAATGGTAATCTTGAATACGGTATTACCATTGGCTCCATCATCTCTTGCATGAAGCCGGAAGAGGTTCTCGTTTTGGCCACCGAACTGTTGGGTGACGACGAAGGGAGACTTTGCAGTCTTGAACCTATCAGTAAAAGATTCGAAGTCCGGAACTCCAACATTGGTTGCGTTCGCCGTTGCCCCATTGGCTCGTGGCATCGCTCCAGTCAATAAGAAGGCTAGAGTCGACATCATCTTGACTGTATCAGCCGCTGTAGAAAGGCTACCAATACCCGATCCAGTGATCTCCGCATATGCGGTGTCTACATCCCATCGGCCGTAGAGATAGTGACCTCGCTCCTCCAACTTCAGAGGATCGGTATTAAAGACTCTAGCAAAGTGAGCCGGAGACTTGGGGTCAAACGATGCCGTGAGAATGTTTACTGCTGTGTCTGAATTCTTGTGGCCATTCACGAGCATCACAAAATCAGCTCTCGCAGAGCCAGTAATGACATCGCCAAAGTTAGCACCGGCGTTGCCGCCTGTACCCCAGTCAGCGCCAGCTTCGTGGGTAGGAGGAGTGTTGTTGGGTACTTGAGCAGAACTCAGAGACAGTACAACGCCCGAAGGCGCCAGGAGTACCCCGCGAAGAATGGGATGTGCGGGAGAGATTTCTGTGGTGCTCTGGATGCCGGCGTCCGAAAATATGGAGGAGCCAGCTGATTGGGACATAAAACAGCCCAGCATGTAAGTCCTGCCTAAAACACCGGACCGTGGTGCAACGGCATCGGTATACACATTCGCGCCCAAGAGGCCGTTGGCTTGCGGCAACTGTTGGCCTACGACGAAGCCGGCATTAGAAACGGCACCGTCAGAGGAGCCTCTCTGCTTACCGTCCCCCGCACCCAGCAGCTTCACAAAACTGCCTGCTGCAGCATTCTTCATCCACTCATTGACAGCCAACGGACCGAACTTCTGCCCGTCTGTATTGCCGAATGTAGCAACAAAATCTTGAAAAGTAGCAAACGTCACCGGCACAAATGCTGGACCGCGTACGGAAGTACCAATGATGCCGGCCGGTATTCCTCGCGGCTTGACATTAGTCGGCCCAGATAGATCGATTTCGCGTGTACTTACACCGGCGCTTTTACCTGATAGTAGTGCCATTATAGCATCTCCTGATACGTTTCTCTTTAATACCTATCACTTACTCGAAGCTCACCCCACTATTTGTGACGATAAAGTCGATCGAAATGAATTCAACGGCGCGGGTCGGCACGACGATAATCCTGCCGTTCATCTTGTTGGCTTCGACATCTTCAGCTGTATTGTTTGTTTCATCGCATACAACCTTGAACTGTTCTATTCCGGCCTGGGCTTGCACCAGAGCCAACAGAGGGGTCACCTGTGCAAGGAACCTGGCTCTCGTCTGGGCATTATTAGGCTCAAACAATAGCTTGTTAGCCACTCTCACGATCTGTCGCTTTATCTCTAACAGCAAGCGTCGTACGTTGACTCTGTCCATTGCAGATTTAGCCATCTGCAACGACTTCTGGCCGAAGATGACGAATCCAGCATTCGGGAACACTGCGATCGGGTTGATCCGGGCATTGTATAGGATGTCTCTGTCCTCTGAGCTCAGTCGAACTCCGACGTTGGTCACAAAATCTAGAGCTCCACGGTTGAATCCAGCGGGAGCAAACCAAGGGAAAGCAACCTTATCGTTGAAACCCAGCGTGGACAAAGCTGCTACTGAAGACGGCACCTTGACGACCTGATTATTGATCGGATCATTGATGAAAACATCGGGGAAGAACGTCGCTCCATAGCTGTTGTCTAGTGCTCTAGTCTCAAACTGCTCTGAGGTTTCGCGTACATCCGGGCGCGCCGCAGAGTCTCCATACAGCCTGTTCTGGTCCTGATCGTAATAAATCAGATCAAGCAGATAAATTGCCATCGAATACGCTTTTGTCTTATCCAAAGCATGATCGGTAACAAACGACTCTCTGACTCCGGGGACCGTCAAAATGTTGATGTTGACAGTCATCGGATCGGTCATGATATCGACAGCACTGCGCATGGAGGCGATGCTGTTATTGAGTCGACCTTCCCCTGATTGGTTCAAGCTATTGACTTGTGCCAAACCGTTTCCGTTGCCACCTGCCATCAGAGAGGTCGCTCCGGCTTTTCCACCAACATCCGTAGAAAGTGCTCTGTCTAAGAACAGAGACTGATCTACATCGGTGATGTTCACTCCATCAGACCCGCCATAAAAAACGTTGGTAAATTTCGCAAAGTCAGTAAACCGATTGAAGACTACAGAGCTGGAGGCCAGCAACGATGCTAATGTGAATCGATTTGCTAGCAAGCCGTCGCTGACGGTATACGTGTTGCGATCCGGAGCTCCGTTGCGGATGTATGCCGCTTCTTTCATACAATCGCTGGCAGTGCCGGTAACAAACGTAGGCACTTGGGATAACAGATTGTTAGGTGAAGCTGCGCTCAAGGCCACTCTCGCTAGCGTAAATTTATTGCTATTGAAGACGTCTTTACCACTACCAGTAACTAATACGTCGAGCTTCTGAATGCCAGCAAACTTAGTGTACGCCCGAACCAGAGGGTTGATCGAACTTCCCACATTGGAATTGAGAATCGCATTCGGGGTTGACCCTCCGGCTTCGGACGAAGACAGAGGCAGCGACATCGTCTTGACGCCCCAATAAAATCTGCCATCAGTTCTTTCG